AAACTTCCCAACTGTCTCCCCAATTTGTAATGGAGATGATGGGCTTTCCGACAGATTGGACTCTATTACCTTTTCTAAATGGAGAAACGAATCAATCAAAGCAGGAGGCAACGCAATAGTCCCACAAGTAGTTTATCAAATATTTAAAGCAATAGAACAATATAAAAAACTAACAAATGAACACACACGATAAAGCAACACGATTAATAGAAATGATTTGTGAGGAATATGGAATCACAATGACCGACCTAAAAAACAGAAGGTCAAAATTTACCAAACGAAGTTCCAATAAAAGACACATATCTGTTTGCTCAATACGACAAGCACTATCTTATTTTATATTTCTACACTTCCCATTAAGGATAAAAGAAATAGCTTTAATGGTTGGGTATTCTGATCATTCCCCTTTATCTTGCCAACGAAAGCAAATAGAACACTACATTAAAACAAAGGACTTTTATTTTTATCCTTACTATTCAAAGGTTCAAGAATACGCTTACCTTTTAGGAATAGATACTAAATATAAAAGAGTAATAGCACAGAAGATGCCGTTTGTAAGATACGAAAGTGATGTTGATTTTTTAAGCAATCTAAAATACTATGAAAATGCCAAAACGATTTGTTGATACTGATATCTGGGAGAAGGAGTGGTTTATGAGTTGCAATCCAACCGAGAAGTGTTTAGTCAAATATGTACGAGATAAATGCGACCTTGCAGGAATCTGGAAGCCTAACTTCACTCTTGCTTCTTATGTTATCGGTAACAAAGTAGATGAAGAAATGCTTTTAAACATTGACAATGGAAACCAATTTGAAAAATTATCTGATGGCAAAATACTTTGTATTGACTTTGTAAAATTCCAATACGGAAGCGAATTAAATCCTTCAAGTCCTATTCATAGAAAAGTAATAGATTTGTTATCTCGTTACAATGTAGATTTTGAAACCAAAGAAGTACAGAGCAAAGGATTTAACAAGCCAACAGAGGAACAAGTAAAAGAAATAATGCTAAACAAATGGGATGAAAAAACCGCTTCCTATCAAGCCAAAAGGTTTATAGATTATTACGAAAGTGTTGGTTGGTTTGTTGGTAAAAACAAAATGAAATCGTGGGTACATTCTGTAAGCGGATGGATAGCACGAACAAAAATAGAACCCTCAACGGAATCCATAAAACAAAAACTTGCTATATTAGGGAACAAAAAACTATCTGAATTATGAATCCTGCATTTGAATATTTAAGAAGATTTAAAAAGGTCTCCGATGAAACGGAAGAACTCGTAATGAAAGTTATCAAAAAAAGATACCCCGAAATATCAATGAATGATTTAGTAACAATCTTTGAAAGCGGATTGTCGGGAGATTACGGAAAGGTTTATTCAGCCGACCCCGAAACTATTATTGATTGGGTACGAACATTCACAAACAGAAAAGGACAACAACGCTCCTATTACGAAACTCCACTACTTACGGCAGACGTTACTATTTATGACCAACGATATCCAGAGAAGCAAGAAGAGTGGAATAAAGAAGTAAACAAAGGATTTACCGCTTATTTGAACGGAGTATCTACAAGAGAAATGCACCCACATATCTACGATAGATTAATGGTTGATGGCAAAATAGAAATTAACGCTTATTTGAAATACTACAAAGACAAAGTAGATGAAGCCAAGCAAATGATTTTAAACGACTTTTTCTACGAACAAAAGAAGAAAGGATATAATTATATCTACTACATAAAAAAGGACTAATGAAATTAATCCGCAAAAAGAAAAAAGATTGGGTTAAGGTATTACAAGAACTTGATGAAAAATATCCTATAAAGGATAATAAAATTAAAGATTGGAATAAGGGTGGGTTTGTTGATGATGAAAAATATAAGCAACCAATAAAGCATAAAAAATACAAATGAGTTGGCAGGAACTATCCGCAAAAGAAAGGCTTGATTTATTCAATGAAATAGTTAATAACTCTTTTGTTGAGTTGAGTTTAACCTATGCAAGAGAATACGAAAAGAATCCTCGCAACTTTATTAATTGCTATACAAAGCATAAAGGAATCAGAATGTGTTGTAATTGGATTGTCTATACCTATAAATATATCGGAGCATTTGAAGAATGTAAACAATTAGGAAAGGATTTTACCGATTGGGCAAATCGACAACAAGTAAAAGAAGACCAGAAGAAACCACTCGCAGAACTTATGTTAGTAATTTATTCAATACTGAAAAAGTGAAACTAAAAAGAATAAATATTGATGCAACAATGAAAAACTATGTTGTTGATTTTGTAAAGAATAACAATGTAGCAAACAGAGGTCAATTCGATGGAGATAAGAATAAGCAATACATAGGAATATTAGGGCAAGTGGCTTTCTATAATTACTTATTTAACGAGTTTCCAAAATTAGAAATAGGCTTTGATAATGGCATTGATTTAACTTACAAAAACTTTTCTATTGATGTAAAGACAATGGGAAGAAAAGGATTTATGAAAGAATCCTATGTAAACAATTTTGTTGGCTTACAAAAAAACTACAAGGTAGATATATTAGTATTTTTAAACTTTAACTACTTTGAAAATGTGATTGAAATATGCGGTTGGATTTGGAAAAACGATTTAGAAAAGGTAGCAAATATTTATCCGCAAGGTGCAATAAGAATCAGAGATGATAAAAAAGAAATTACTTGCCAAGCGGAATTGTACGAAATACCTCAATCAAGATTAAATGAATTTAGATTATGATTTGCAAAGATTGTAAAAAAGATAAACTCGAAACGGAGTTTAATTTAGTTGAAGATTACCGAAGAAATCAATGCAAGTCCTGTGTAAAAAAAGAAAGGAATGTTTATTTAAATCCAGAAAGTTTCTATAACTTGTTTATAGGTAGAGATAATTGGAAAGACATTTATTTTAAGAAAACTATTGTATCAAGAAAATCATTTTAACTCCACCAACCGAAAACCCATCTGCCACAGGTAGCTTATTCAAATGATAGTACAAACTATTCACGAAATACTAAACCCTTTTGATGTTGAAACTCCTTTGGGTTATGGAGTTGCCTTGTTTATGATTGCAGGTTCTATACATTCTAATCCTCAATTCATCGTAAGAATATACCATAACGGTATAGTTAGAACCATTGACCAAAATGATATTAAGATATTTGGTAATCCGACAACAGGGGAAAATTTAATTCCTATTTCAACTCAACATAACGGAAACCCATCTGCCACAAGAAACGAGCAGTAACACTTGATTCCTTTTTAACTTTACTTTCTGACCAATCTGGATGCTTTAAATGAAAATGCTCGTGCAATAAATAAAGTAAATATCTATACCCTCTTAATCGAATATCAATCTCCATTTTATTCTCTTCGGTGTAAGCTATTCCATAGGCTTGTTCCTTACCTAATTTTCTATGTACTACTTGATGAATCTTCTTCTCCATAAAAATTAGCAGTATAGATTTCCTTTAATCCGATATGTATAATATACAAAGCCATTAGCTTAATTTCCTTGTAGATTTTTTTTTCATCTTCATCCATCATCCCATAATCGTATTCACTCAATGCCCCTAATGCGTTAGTAGAAGCAGCAATATCTTCGTGAGGTGTTAGGTTTATTGGTGTTTCGATTATCTCTTCCATTAGTAATCTGTTTTAATTCTTGGTATTCCTTTTCTACGAGAAAACTCAATAACATCTTTTTCTACTTCCGCTCTCGATTGCTTTCGGTATTTATCACAAAGAGGTTCGAGCATCTGAAGCCTTTCTATCGGTGTTAATACTTTCACTAATTCTTGAATCTGCTTCTTGATAATCGGGTAATCTTTGTGTGTCATAATCGTTTTGTATTTTTTGTAAATATAATAAACCATCCATTAATTCCTCTTTAAAATGTTGTAACCATTCCGAGAAATTTAAATCAGTCCTATCCATTGTAGTTCCGTATTTTAAGAAGCCTCGTTGTTCTCTGTTCTCAAACTCCGAAATAAGTTGTTTAAGTATCTTACTCATTTGATAGTTTTATCGTGATACCTTCCGCAATCCGTACACCTATATTGTGCTTTCTTTGTTCCAGAAGCCAATATCCTCACTCTCTGTCGGTTTATTTTCTTACTACCACACTCTGGGCAGCTTCCCCTATCATCGTTTAAAATCACTCCAAAATGCGTTTTAATAGTATCGTGAGCCTTTAACTTTTGATGCACTCTCTCTAAAATTAAAACATCTTGCATACAATAACGAATCATCTTCTTCATAGAAGTTTCGCAATTCTTTAAAACAATATCCTTCCACAAAGAATAATCAGTTTTAATCTTTGCTCCCACTCCTAAAAACTTGGCTATGTAATCAAGTTTATTCGAATTGAACTTAAACTTATTTTTAGAGATTTTGAAAGTATCGATTGTAGTGTAAGTCGGAAACATTTCGATATCGTGAAATAGACACCTTGTTCTAATCCAAGGCAGGTCGAACATATCAGAGTTATGTCCTACAAGTTCATAAGCATCGTTTGCGACTTTGATAAACTCTTTTAGTAAAATTTTATCGCATTGGTTTTTATCCCATCTTAAAAAGTGAATCTTCTTTTCGCCTTCCCACTTATAGCAAATGCAAATGATTGCTCGTTCCTTTACTATGTTCTCTGTTCCGATGTTCAGCTTGAAACCGGCTTCCCAAAACATTCCTATATTTGGAGAAACTTCGATGTCGAAGTATAATCGTTTTCGCATATAAGTAGGTAGATTAATGGCGTTATTTTACCAACTCAAAGTGCATACTATCATAGTTTTTCACTTTTCCATAATTTAAAAAACCATACTTATCAAAGATTCCGAGCATTGGTTCGTACTCTGGTTTTGAAAATTGACTATTTGCCCAATTAGTTTTTAATCCGTTTCTTACAGGGTCAAGGTCTATTGCTATACCCCAAGCGTGTCTGCTCCATCTTTTGCTTCCTCGCATTGTTCTGACATTAACACAACCGCCAAAAATATCTATGCCTAATCTTTTCAGTTCCTCAAATCCGTAGTGAGTTAATAACTCATTAAAGACCGAAAGAAACCTGTGTTCCGCAAGTTCGTGGCATTGCATTTTATGTACTTGAGTTTTTAAATCCCAAGCTATCCGCATCGGATAAGGAAGTTGAATGATTGTGAAATTATCGGGGTTGCCGGGTTGCCCGAAGGCTTTGATTATTTGAGCATCGGTGAGAAATGCCATAAGATAATTTTCTTTATAGGTTTATAGAGTAAACGAACAGAAATAGCGATTAAGATTAAAATAAGCCAATTTAAGCGGCTTTTTGCCTTTGCCCTATATTCTTCTGTCTTTTCGGTTTGAACGGCTAATTTCGCCTCTAATAGCCTTATACGAGCATTATCAACAACTACCTTCTGGATAGTGTCTGTGATTCTAATGGTTTTCACTAATGTTTTAGTAAGGGGAACTCTTAAAGTGTCGGTTTTAAGAATATTCCGAATAATATCCGAACCTTTTTCGTAGATAGTATCGTAAGTAATTAAAGTGTCGCTTTTTGATTGAATGATAGTATCGTTGGCACAATAGCCGTTTTGAACTACATATTCAGCGACTTTGTCTAACTTTTCTTTGTCTCGTAAAACCTGTTTAACAGGATTACAACTTAAAAGAAAAATACTAATCAGTAGATACTTCATCGGAAAAAAAGTTTGAGATAAACTTTCCGAGAACTGCAATAACCATAATAATAGTACCTGCTTTGGGTTCGCCATTCAAAATAACAATACTCGCTCCGAATGTACCTGCGGCAGCAAGAGAATCTCCGAACATCCTTATTCGCTTCGGAGTAGGTTTAAAATAACTTTTTAATCCGAACTTCATTCTCTGTCTTGTTTATTTTGTAATTGAATGGATAAAGCATTTAGTTGATTAGCGATAGTATCTAACTTTCTCGATATTTGGTCATCTTGCCTCTCAACTACCGATACACGAATCTCTAATTCTTTGAGTTTAAGAGATACTTTAACGTAAATACTTATTAAGCCTATTAAAATGGCTATTGCTTGTCCTGTCAGAAATAAAATTAAATCGTTCATTTCGAATCTATCAAATTAAATAATGCAGGATAGAATTCATCGGTTTCAATACTCTCAAGGTGTTCTAATTTTAAATCCGCTCCCCACAACTCGGAAACATTAATCTCCTTTTCTGCGGTTAGCAAATCTTGAAGTTCTTTGTTAAACTCTGGAACACTTTCGGAAGGAATTTCAATCATTCCATCTTTTTCATTGCCCCACTTTTTCCAAAGTTCTTGCTTTGCCTCTTCGTAAAGTTTTACTTCCTCGCTAACTAATTTGTTAAGTCGTTGAAGATAAACTTTCGTTTTAAGAGACATTTTTTGTTTTAGCATACCTTGAGACAAAACTTCTGTCTCTTGTCCTTGTTTGGTTACTCCGTTAAGTTCGTAGTAGAGAGATAGTACTTCGTGCAGTTTTAAATTCATATAGGTTTTATTTTAAATAGATTTTATGCGTTGTTTTCACTCCAAGGTAGTGGTGGTGTGCTTGTAGTTGGGTTTTTTTCTGCTTCAATTTGAGCATCTAAACTTGCATCGATATCCGATACCGGTAGAAGTTCAT